GGACAACGCCAAAAAGGTTGCGTTGCTGCAGGAGGGCATGACGTTCAAACCGGTCTCGATGAACAACGTCGACGCCGAGGTAGTCGGCATTCTCAAGGTCACCGGAACCGATGTGGCGCGGATCTACAAAATCCCGCTGCCGATGGTCAACGACCTGGAAAAATCGAATTACAACACGCTTGAGCAGCTGATGATCCAGTTCGTGGTGTTCGCCCTGCTGCCGTGGGTCAAGCGTCACGAACAGTCGATGATGCGTGACCTTCTGCTGCCTGGCGACCGCAAGAACTACTTCATCGAATTCAACCTGTCTGGTCTGCTGCGTGGCGATCAGAAGAGCCGCTATGAGGCGTATGCCATTGGCAGGCAGTGGGGTTGGCTTTCGATCAACGACGTTCGGCGGCTTGAGAACATGCCCCCGATTCCGAGCGGCGACATCTACCTGCAACCGCTGAACATGTCGGACACCAGCAAGGGTTTTCCGGACGCGAACAATCCCGCGGTGCGGGCGCAGCTGGAATCCCAGCACCAAGAAATCACGAGGATCCTCAGTCAATGAAAAGTTACCTGCGAGCTTCCAGCCTGCTGTTCAATCAGCCGCTGCTGGTGACGCCTGACATGCTGGATCTCGGCGTGCGCTGGGCCAACCAGGCGATGAGCCTGAACATCGTCAACATCGGCGCGGTCGCTGGTCCACAGATGTGGGACGACGACGGCATTGATCGTCTGGCGATGCAGGAAGAACAGCGGCGTACCGCCATCGCTTCCACCGGCATTGAAGTCATCCCTGTCAGCGGGGTGCTGGTCAGTCGCGGCAGCCATATCAGCATGTGCGAAACCATGACCAGTTACGAAAGTCTGCGGGCTCAGATCCGGCAGGCTGTCGCTGATCCGATGGTCGAACGCGTCGTGCTCGATATCGACAGCCCCGGTGGTTCTGCCGTTGGTGCTTTCGAACTGGCGGCAGACATCCGCGCCATGGCTCAACAGAAGCCTATCACCGGCATCGTTAACTACATGGCGTACAGCGGCGGATACCTGATCGGCTCGGCCTGCTCCGAACTGGTCGTGAGTCAGACCAGTGGCGTCGGGTCCATCGGCGTGATCGCCAGTCACATGGACCGCTCCAAGCAGGAAGAGGGTATGGGAGTCAAGGTGACGACGGTGTATGCCGGCGCGCACAAGAACGACCTCAGTCCTCATGAGCCGCTGACGGAACAGTCCCTGAAGCATCTGAATGACGTGGTGCAGGAGAGCTACCAGCTCTTCGTGAACGCCGTAGCCGAGTATCGCGGCCTGAGCGTGCAGCAGGTCATCGCGACCGAAGCGGGACTATTTCGCGGCCAGCAAGGCATCGCCGCCGGGCTGGCTGATCGTCTGCAAAGCCCGCAGGACGCCGTCGACGACCTGTCGCGATCCGTCGCGCTGAACCGGGCCAACCGCCAGGTAAACCGCATTCAAGTCCGCGCAGCCGCGTTGACCATGCAATCCACACTCTGACCGCGTTCGCGGCAGTCACCGAAGCCCGCCCTGTGCGGGTTTTTTTATGCCCAGGAGGCAACATGTCCCTTGTACTTCAAATGCGCAGCGAACGCGCTGGACTGGTCGCAAAGGTCCAGGCCTTGGCGAAGGTCGAGGCCGAAGGCGGAAGCCTGTCGGCTGAACAGCTCGGCCAGTTCACCCAGCTGGAAACGCAGATTACTGCGTTGACTGAAAAAATCGTGCGTGCCGAAACGGCTGAGCGCCTGGTTGCCGCTACGGCGGTGCCGCTCACCGAAAGCGCTCAGGGCAATAACAGCCCGCCCGCTGGACGGATCGAAGGCCCCTACACGGCCAAGCCGGTCGCGGGCGCCAAGATGGCACAGATGGTTCGCCTGCTGGCCGCAGCCCAGGGTAACCAGCACCAGGCCGCCCAGCTGGCGAAAACCGGCGGTTTCGGTGGCGATATCGAAATGGCGCTGTCCACTGTCACGCCCGGCGCTGGTGGTGTGCTGGTGCCCGAAAACTTCGCAACCGAAGTCATCGAGGCGCTGCGCCCGACGTCGATCATGCGCAGTATGGGTGTGATCAGTCTGCCGCTGAACAATGGCAACCTTACGATGCCACGCATCACCGGCAACACTGTGGTCACCTACATCGGCACCGAGACTGATATCCCGCTGACCGGGATGACGTTCGCCGACACCAAGCTGTCGAGCAAAAAAGCAGCGGCGCTGGTGCCTGTGTCCAACGATTTGCTGCGCATGTCAGGTGTCAATCAGCGTGTCGATCAGCTGGTCGCCAACGACCTCACCGTGAGCATGGGCCTGTCGGAAGACCTGCACTTCATTCGCTCGGATGGTGACGGCGGTAACTCGCCGAAGGGCGCTCGTTACTGGGCGCTGCCTCAGAACCTGATCAATGCGCCGGATGTTGTCGGCATCACCCTGGAGAAGATCGACCTGTTTCTGGGCGGCATGATGCTGCGTGTCGAAACCGCCAACGTGCAGATGAAAGCGTGTGGCTGGCTGATGGCGCCACGCACTCTGCGCTGGCTGCAGTCGCTGCGCGACGGCAACGGTAACAAGGCCTACCCGGAAATCGAACAAGGCATGCTCAAGGGCTACAAGGTCGGCCTGAGCAACCAGATCCCGGTCAACCTTGGGGACAATGGCGACGAGTCGGAAATCTACTTCGTCAATTTCGCCGATTGCATGATCGGTGAAGACATGGATCTGGTCATCGACTTCAGCAAGGAAGCTTCCTACAAGGATGCCAACGGCAACATGGTCAGCACCTTCCAGCGCGACCAGACGTTGGTCCGTGTGATCGCCAAGCACGACTTCGGTCCTCGCCACGTTGAAAGCATCGTCGTCGGCATCAAGGTCAAGTGGGGCGCTGGCATGTAATCACCGGCCCCGACTTTCGGGGCCGGCATCTGAGGAAAGAATCATGAGCAAATTGACGATCGTCACGTTCCTCAAGTCGTGGCGCGGCTACGCCCTGGGCGAAACGGCAGGTTTCGACGCGGTCCGGGCAAAAGACCTGGTCGATTCCGGCGTGGCCGAACCCTTAAAGAAAGGGAAAAAAGGCGCGGGCGGCAAGCCCGCGGCTTCGGCCGGAAAACCATCGACCGCTTCCACCGTCACGGACGACACGCAAGAGGAACAGGAGGAAGAGGAAGAGGAAGAAGATCCGAACGCGGATCCGGATCAGGTCGACGAACCGAATGCCGTCGATGACGATGCGAAGCCCTAACCATGGCGCGCCGTATCGCATACATCGGCGAACCGGTTCTGTCGCTGGCTCAGGTGGCGTACCAGTGCCGCATTGAGCCAGAGGACATGGAACCGGAGCTGGTCGAGCAAATCATCATCCCCGGCGTCACGGCGCAGGCTGAGTCCCGTACCGGCGCCGGGATTCGTCAGGCAACCTACGAAGAGCATTGGCCTGCCGGGTTTCCGGCCGGTCATGCGCTCGACAGGGGGCAGGTGGTGGAGATCGACTCGGTGGTTCTGCTCAATGCAGACGGCTCCGACTCTGATCAGGACGTAGTGTTCCGGCTGCGCAAGGGTGGGCTTGAGGATTATCTGGATTTTCCGGCAGGGCGTCCTTCCGGCGCACTGCGTATCCAGTACAAGGCCGGTACCGACCTTGATGTCTACCCGGGTGTCCGCAGCTGGATGCTGATGGCGGCAGCGACTGCATATAAGCAGCGGGAAACACTGGTGCTGGGCCAGACCTTGTTCGAGCTGCCGCATTCATTCCTTGATCACCTGCTGGCTGAAATCACTGTCCCTCCGAGGTTCTGAACATGGCACTTCGCGAGCCAGGCGCCGGGGAACTTGACCGGCGCATCACGTTACGGCTGCGTGCAGATCAGCCGGCTCCTGACTTGGGTCTGTCGTCCATCTTCACGGATGAAAAGAAACGCTGGGCGAAGATCGAGCCCGTCGGCGCTGCCACGTACAGCGCCGGCCTGCAGATCGACGACAAGGTCACGCACCGCGTGACGTTGTACTACCTCGACGGGCTCAGCGATGCGCATGAGGTGCTGCACAGCAAGCGGCTGTACCGCATTCGGCGAGTCACTGATCTGAACGGCGGGCATCGTTACTCCGTGCTTGAGGTGGAGGAACTGGGACCGGTCCAAGAAACAGGGGGCATCTATGGCTAACTCGGCATCGCTTGACGGGTACCTGCACGTCGAAGGTTTCGACAACTTCGACCGCGACGTTTTCGACAAACGCAAAATTCGCGCAGGGATGCGCAAGGCCGGCAAGCTGGTGACACAACGGGCTCAGATGAATCTGGCGCTCGGTAAGGGACAAGAGGGCTACCCCATCAACCGTACCGGCGCGACTTTGGAGTCGATCAACTTCAAGGTGTCCCGCGCCGGATTTCTGGTAAAGGTCGCTCCGCGCAAGACCGAGGCTATGAAGGAGTTCTATCCGGCCTATCTGCACTACGGCGTGAAGAAAGGGCATCGGCTAGCCAAGCTCGCGCCTGGTAAGGGCAAGGGTAAATCAAACCGTCGAGCGCCTGGTGCACGAGCAGCAGCATTGGCCGAACGTGCGGCAGGGGAGTGGCGAATCAGGCCGCGAGGCAACTACATGGCCGATGCGCTGCAGGACTCCAAGTCACAGGTTCAGGCGATTCTGGCCGCAGCGTTTGCCGCAGCTCTGGACTGATCACACCACTGGAATCCTTATGAAGATCGCACTTGTCGTTGCTCACTTGCGGGCGGCGTGTCCGTCCTTTGCCGGCCGTGTGGTCGGTGGCATTGATTGGGATGCTGTCGCCAATAGCGCAAAGCTCAATCACCCCTCCGCCTACGTGATCGCTACGGGAGATCAAGCCACGGCCAATGACCTTCAAAACGGCGTCCGTCAGAACATCACGGATGAAATCGACGTGGTGGTTGTGCTGGACACCAGCGATGAGCGCGGCCAGGGCGCCAATGATCTGTTGCACACGCTCCGCGCTGAGCTTTGGCGCGCGCTGGTGGGCTGGTGCCCTGAACATGATTACGACCCGATGGAGTACGACGGCGGCGCATTGGTTCACATCAACAGATCGCGGGTGATTTACAGGTTCGGGTTCGCCGCCGAGTTCCAGCTCGGTCGCAATGATCCGCGCAAGCCCGCTGAAACTTGGCACGAAGCCGAACTCGATGGGTTGGCCGGATTTACCGGTATGACCGTCGACATGGACTGTATAGACCCGGCAGACCCCAACCTAAAACATCCCGGCCCCGACGGGCGCATCGAAGCAAAATTTTCAGGAGACGTAACACCATGACCAAGCGCATCACCGTGGTGCCGGTTGAGGGCCGCTCCGTGCCCGACCCGGAAGCAGGAGATCTGCTGCCGGCCGAAGGCCGTGAAGTGACCGACAACAGCTACTGGCGTCGGCGCCTGAAGGACGAAGACATCAAGGTGTCGGACGCCAAGGTCGCATCCGCCAAGACGAAAGCACCGGCTAAGACTGAGGAGGCCCAGTAATGGCTATCTCATACAACAACATTCCTAGCGATATTCGCGTCCCGTTGTTCTACGCCGAGATGGATAACTCGGCGGCAAACACGGCGCAGTCGACGGTTCGCCGACTAATCGTCGGCCAAGTGAACGATGATGCGCCGGCGGCGAACATCGGCGCGTTGGTCCTCGTGACGAGTCCGGCGCTCGCCAAAGAAATCGGCGGTCAGGGCTCGATGCTCGCCGCGATGTACGAGGTGTGGCGCATGTCGGACCCGGTCGGTGAGATCTGGTGCCTGCCGTTGAAAGCGGACGAAGGCACTGTGGCGGAGGGCAAGGTGACATTGACCGGCGCGGCCAGCGAGTCCGGTCTGCTTAGCTTGTACATTGGCGGCGTTCGTGTGCAGTCCACCGTCGTCAGTGGTGCCACGGTCGACCAGGTGGCAGCGGCGCTGTCGGTCAAGATCAACGCCACCCCGGATCTGCCAGTAAAAGCAGCTGCTGCGGCAGGTGTTGTAACGCTGACCGGAAAATGGAAAGGCGAATCCGGGAACGACATCAAGCTTGAGTTGAATCGCCTTGGTAAGGTCAACGGTGAATTCACGCCGGCAGGTCTGACGGCAGTCGTCGCCGCCATGTCCGGTGGGACCGGCACGCCAGATCAGATCGATGCGCTCGCCGCTCTCGGCGATGAGCCCTTCGAGTTCATGTGTGTGCCATGGTCGGACACCACCACTCTGAATGCCTGGAAAGGTGCGATGGATGACAGCGCGGGCCGGTGGAGCTGGGCCAAGCAGCTGTTCGGCCATGTGTACAGCGCCAAGCGCGGCACGGTCGGCACCTTGGTTGCGGCGGGTCTGTTGCGTAATGACCAGCATGTCACCGTCCAGGCTGTTGAGCTGGGAGCTCCGCAAACACTCCGGATTCAGGCCGCTGCCTTGGCTGCACGCACCGCCACGTTCATTTCCGCTGATGCCAGTCGGCCGACCCAGAGTGGCGCGATGTTGGGCGTAGACCCGTCGCCGGCGAGCGAGCGTTTCACGCTGACCGAGCGCCAATCGCTGCTGAGCTACGGCATCGCCACAGCTTATTACGAAGGCGGTTCGGTTCGCATTCAGCGTTCGGTGACGACGTATCAGAAGAACGCCTACGGCCAGGCTGACAACTCGTACCTCGACAGCGAAACGATGCACCAGTCGGCGTACATCATTCGCCGTCTGCGCAGCGTGATCACCAGTAAATACGGTCGTCACAAACTGGCAGACGATGGCACGAAGTTCGGCGCCGGTGCCGCCATCGTCACGCCAGCTGTGATTCGAGGCGAGCTGATTTCGGAGTATGGCAAGCTGGAAGACGAGGGCCACGTTGAAAACTCCGAACTGTTCCAGCAGTACCTGATCGTGGAACGGGATTCGAACGATCCGAATCGGTTAAACGTGCTGTTCCCTCCGGACTACATCAATGGTCTGCGCATCTTTGCCATGCTCAACCAATTCCGCCTGCAGTACGCCACAGCCGCGTAATTCTGCCCAAGCCACACCAGCCCGCCCTGTGCGGGCTTTTTCATTCTGGAGACAAAGACCATGGGTCAGAAAACTGCGGGCACCTGCTACGTCAAGGTTGACGGCGCACAGTTGACGCTAACCGGCGGCGGTGAAGCCCCGCTGATGGATGTGAAGCGCGAAACCATCGTGCCTGGTTACTTCAAGGAAGAGGACTTGCCGGCTTATCTTAAGTTTACGGCGGTTCATACGCCTGATTTTCCTCTGAACAAACTCGTCAAGGGTACCGATATGACGGTGACCTGTGAGTTTAAGAACGGCAAGACGTATGTGCTTTCGGGCGCCTACCTGGTTGACGAGCCCAGCAGCAAGGGCGACGACGGTACCATCGACATGCAGTTCGACGGCACAAAAGGAGTTTGGCAATGAGTGAAGTTATCAAGCTTTCTTCCCCCATCGAAGCGCATGGCACTGAGCTGACAACGTTGACGTTTCGCCGTCCCACCGTTCAAGAGGTTCGAGCCATTAAGGCGCTGCCTTACAAGATCGACAAGAACGAGGACGTGTCGCTCGATCTCGACATCGCGGCGAAATACATCTCCGTCTGTGCTGGTATTCCGCCGTCTTCGGTCAATCAGCTGGATCTGGCTGACCTCAATAGCCTGTGCTGGCAGGTCGCCGGTTTTTTCATGACAGCGGCATCGGAGACCTTGAAGGCCTGATCGCCGTCGTTTACGACCTGGCGTACTTCTGGAAGGTTGATCCTGCACAAATGATGTCCAGGCCGCTGGACATCATCGTGGAATCGATCGCTCAGACTCAGCGAATCAACCAAGCCATGCAGGTGAAATGATGGCGGACAAGTTTCAGCTCAAGGCGTTGATCACGGGCGTCGACAAGCTGTCGCCCAAGCTTGCAGGCATCCGGAAAAATGTCGCTGGCTTCAAAAAGGGGCTAGATAAAACAGGGTTGGGCAAGATTGGATTCAGCGACGTGCTTGCCGGCGGCGCACTGGCCGCACCGTTTGTTGCGGGAGCAGCTGCTGCCATCGACTTCGAATCGCAGATGGCTGACGTGCGCAAGGTCGTCAACTTCGACAACCCTGGTCAGTTCAAGGAAATGGGCGACGACATCGGGAGGATGTCTGAACGGCTGCCGATGGCAGCAGGTGATATCGCCAAAATCGTCGCGGCGGGCGGTCAGTCTGGTGTCGCCCGTGACGAACTGCTGGGCTTTGCCGAAGCTGCTGTGAAGATGGGTATTGCCTTTGACCAAAGCGCCGAGGAAAGCGGCGACATGATGGCGAAGTGGCGTACCTCTTTCAAAATGACCCAGACCGATGTTGAGGCGTTGGCCGACAAGATCAACTATCTCGGCAACACGGGTCCGGCCAACACCAAGCAAATTTCGGACATCGTCACCCGCATCGGCCCATTGGGTGCGATTGCGGGGCTGGCCTCTGGTCAGATCGCGGCCCTCGGCGCAACGATGGCGGGCGTGGGTATCGAGCAGGAAGTCGCCGCGACCGGCATCAAGAACTTCATGCTCGCGTTGACCAAGGGATCAGCGGCAACCAAGGGGCAGCAACAGGCCTTCAAAGCGCTGCGGTTGAGTTCAAAGGACGTAGCAAAGGGCATGCAAAAGGATGCTCAGGGCACACTGCTCGATGTGCTCAACCGAGTCAGTAAGGTCAAGCCTGAGAAGCAGGCGGGACTGCTGACGACCTTGTTTGGCAGTGAGTCAGTCGGAGCGATTGCGCCACTGCTGACGAATCTGGACCTGCTGAAAGGCAACCTGCAGAAGGTGACCGATCAGCAGCAATACGGCGGCTCGATGGAAAAGGAATACCAATCCAGAGCGGCCACAACAGCCAACAACCTTCAACTGCTGCGTAACGCTTCAGAGAGTGTCGCCCGGGCAATCGGCAACGCGCTGCTGCCGACGATCAATCTGGTCACCGACGCGTTAAGGCCC